AAATTTGGTAGAACTAAAAAACAAATAGCTAGAATTAAAAAGAGAAAATAAATGGCTGTTCAACAAATCACACATAAGAAAATTACGAAGTTTGATACTTCTAATCCTAACTACAAGGAAACACCTAAACCAAAACAAGAGGTGAGTGGTAATGTTCAAGATGATGAGGATGTATATGGTGAGAGAAAACATACCTACACACCTGAACCAAATGGTAATTTACAAATGGAACAAATGATGGGTAAGTTGATGAACAAGTTGGATAACTTTGATACACCAAGTCAAACAGGAATAAAAGCAGTTGAGGTAGATATTAAAAAAGAAATAGCTATTGGTAAAGTGGATATGTCAGCTATTAAATCAGAAGAATTTAAGGGTAAAGTAAATAATAAATTGGATAAATTAAAAAAACTGAGAAGACGAAATGGCCGTTAATAAAATTACAAACAAACAAGTGGTGAATAGAGAACTAGTTAATAGGGCTAATGAAGTTTCTACTAAAGGGACTACAATTCGTGGTAATAGAGAAACCACTATCATACCAGGTAATAACTTTTCAGATAATTTTTCCATAACTTTAAAAGATGTTGATACTTCAGTTTTAAATCACGTTAAGAATGTAATGAAACCAAGAGTAAAAGAAGCAAATGAAACATTTAAAATACCTGTTTATTATGGAAATGAAGAAAGATGGAAAGCTGTTAGAAAAAGAGGAGTGTTAAGAGACAAAAACAATTCATTAATACTTCCATTGATTATGTTACGAAGAACTGAGGTTTCAAGAAATGATTTATCAGGACAATCCTTTCCACATGATGTGCAAGGTAATAAAATCAATGTTGTTAGGGCTAATAAATGGAGTAAAGATAATCAATATGATAGATTTTCAGTTCAACAAGGTGTGCAACCTGTTTATGATGTAATCACAACCACAATGCCAAATTATTCAGATATAACATATGAATTTGTACTATGGACAAATTTTATAGAACAAATGAATCCATTAGTGGAATCCTTTGTAGACCAATCACATACATATTGGGGTGATGGAACGAATAACAAATTCTTATGTACAATTGATAGTGTATCAGACGCTTCAGAAATGAATCAAGATGGTGAAAGATTTATAAAATCAACATTTAGTGTTACTACAAAAGCTTATTTATTACCTGAATATTTAAATTCAGTAATTACAAACAAAGTATCAAATATGAAAAAATTCACGACACCATCAAAAGTTACTTTTAATCAAGAAAGTGACGCCACAGATGAGCAAATACAAATAAAAAAATAATTTACTTGTTTTTTTATTTTATATATATTTATATACGAAACAATTAATTAATGGAGGTTATAATGCCAGAAGAAGTAAAATTCACAGAAGAGGAACTTAAACAAGTTCAAAACATACAAGCTAGTTATGTTAATGTTCAAAATCAATTCGGACAATTAAAGTTAGCTCAAATCAGATTAGATAATCAAGAAGTTGAATTAGAGGATGCTTTAAAACAAATTCAATCAGAGGAAAAAACATTTCTTGATGGTATAACGGATAAATATGGACAAGGTTCTTTAAATCCAGAAACAGGTGTATTTACCCCAATAGAGTCTGCAGATAAATCCGAAGATAAATCTGAAAATAAATCTGAATAATCAAAAAAATATTTTCGTTTGGGATTTTAATCATATATTTATATATGAATAATACTAATGCGCAAAAAGTAGTATTTATCCCAAAAATTAAAAAGTTAACTTAGGAGAAATTCAATGGCCGAAAAAATAATTTCACCTGGTGTATTTACAAATGAAATAGACCAGACGTTTTTACCGGCCGCTGTGGCTGATATTGGAGCAGCACTTATAGGGCCAACCCTCAAAGGTCCTGCAGGAATCCCAACCGTTGTAACATCATTTTCTGATTTCCAAGCGAAATTTGGAGATGTGTTTAAATCGGGTTCGGATTCAGTCCAATTTTTAACCTCACATGCGGCTGAAGAATATTTAAAAAATTCAAACACATTAACCGTAGTTAGAATTATGGCAGATGGTGGTGGTTCAGTCGCACCAGCTACTGCTAATGTGGAAACAGGAACCACAACTGGAACAGTTGTAGCTACTGGTAGTTTGGTAATGGGTGGTGGTCCACCACCCGAAGGTATAACATTAAGAGTTAGTTCATCTGCAATATCAACAGTTCAATTCATAGGACAAGCAAATCCAAACACAGATGCTAGTGATAATTCAATTAGATTCTTTGATAGAGGTAGTTCATTAACAGAATTTATTAACAATTTTGTAACAGAATTTAACGCCACTTCAACATTTGATTCATTTGTAGCTAGTAATCTTAGTAACACTACCATTGTGATTCACGCTAAAACAGCTGGTGAGGCAGGAAATGGATTAGCAATTTCATCAGGAAGTGCTGAAACTGTAACTGCAGGTACTGATAGAGGAACAACAACAGTAAATGGTGCTGAGACAAGCACAACAGAAACTGTATTCACGTTAGAAACATTAGCTGATGGAACAATAATGAACAACGCTGATTCAACAGCAACAACAAATGCTATAATGTTAAGTGGTTCAAAACACAATATCAGATACGAGGTGGCTAGTGTGAACAATGCAAAAGGTTCATTTAACCTTTTAATTAGAGCTGGTAATGATAATGAAAAAAGAAAACAAACATTAGAAACATTTAATAATGTTACACTAGACCCTAATTCACCAAATTATGTTGAAAAAGTAATTGGTAGTCAAAAACAAACTGTTCAAGATGATAATGGAGAAAAATATCTTAAATTAGATGGTGATTTTCCAAATAAATCAAGATTCGTTAGAGTGAAAAGTGTTGCTAAACAAACCATTGATTATTTAGATGAAAATGGTGCCATAAGAGATAGTGCACTATCTGCTTCTCTACCAAATGTTGGTAGTGGTTCATCACAAGGTGGATTTACTGGAGGTTCGGATGGTCATAGTGGTTTTGATGCATTGGGTAATCAGAATGGTGATATCACTTCTTCTATAGCAGCTAAATTCTATGAAAACATTGAAGAAACAAATACACAAGGATTTGACCCAACAGCAGATACTGATGGGAAAACTGCTTATACAAATGCTCTTGACTTACTTAAAAATCAAGACGAGTTTGATATTAATTTAATATTAATGCCAGGTATTATTGATAGATTACACACAGCTGTTTCTGCTAAAGCAATTGATGTTTGTGAAGATAGAGGTGATTGTTTTGCAATCATTGACCCAGTCGCTTATGGTTCAACATTAGCATTAGCTACTGAAAGAGGTGAAGCTAGAGATTCAAACTTCGCAGCTATGTATTGGCCATGGGTTAAAGTGCCTGATTCACAATTAGCTGGAACTCAAAGATGGGTGCCACCTTCAGTAGTATTAGGAGGAATATATGCATTCAATGATAGAGTTGCTCACCCGTGGTTCGCTCCTGCTGGATTGAATCGTGGTGGAATCACAACTGCTATACAAGCTGAAAGAAAACTAACACAAGGTAATCGTGATGATTTATATGATAGTAATATTAATCCAATTGCTACATTTCCTGGACAAGGTGTGACTGTATTTGGACAAAAAACATTACAGAAGAAAGCAAGTGCATTGGATAGAATCAATGTAAGACGATTATTAATCAGAGTTAAGAAGTTTGTTGCAAGTTCATCAAGATTCTTGGTATTTGAACAAAACACAGCAGCGACAAGAAGAAGATTCTTGGGAATTGTTAATCCATTCTTAGAACAAGTTCAATCACAAAGTGGTTTAAGTGCGTTTAGAGTAGTGATGGATGAAACGAATAATACACCTGACACAATTGATAGAAATCAATTAGTTGGACAATTATTCTTACAACCAACAAGAACTGCTGAGTTCATTGTATTAGACTTTACAATACAACCTACAGGTGCTTCTTTTCCAGAGTAATAGTTAGTCAAAATAACTAAATAAAAGGGATTTATAGAAATATAAGTCCCTTTTTTTTATAAATTTAGATATTTATATATGAATTAAAGGTTTAAGTATTTAGGAGAAAAACGATGCCAGAATTATTAGAACC